CAGATGATAAATCGTTATTATCTAAATTAGTTGAATCACTTCCAAACGCATTAACAATTGTTGTATAACCTGATAAATTCGCATAATCAGTTCCAGGAATTGACCCGTAAACAACTGCTGTTGTTGCAGATAAAGAAGGAGTATCAATTATATTACCAACGTATGTGTTAAAACCTTCAGCATATGTTGAAGTTGAACCGTTTGATAAAGTAAATTGAGTGTTTAAATCTAAAGCCACAGGTGCTGGTAACGCACCTCCAACGAATGTAATTGTGTTTCCTGTTGTAGAACCAATAAAAGACGCACTCCAAGGAGCTGTTGCAATCGCCGAGTTGATACCGATAGTTGTCGGGTCAGGGTTAGCAGTTACTCTTATACTCCAAGATGGACCTGCGTCATAACCAGATAAACCAAGAATTCTTGTAAAGAACATTTGGTTAGACTGTTGGAGATAAGATTTGGCAATATACGCCGCTTCATATTTAGGGATTTGTGTATTCACGAACTTCTCTGGAATTGTTCCACCAAAGTAAGCTTGGAATTCATCGTAGTTGGTAATAAATACAGGTTCAAATGCTGGTCCTTTGATGGATTCCCCAACAAGACCTAGTGTAGTTACACCGACACTTTGAGCCACGAAAGATAAGTCAGTTTCAGAGGTGTATACACCAGGTGAAACGAATACTTTTTGATTTGCTTGTGCTGTTGCCATTATTAAATTATTCTAATGCAGATTTATTTTAATGATAAATATTAGTATCTGAATGAAAAAACTTTACTTTCTGATATCTATTTATAAACGGTGAGAATTAATTCTGCCTTTTTTCTACCATGAAAACAAAGAAAGAAATCAAAAACATAAAAATATCCCCTGAATCACATGAAATCCTAAAAAAATACTGTGACAAGAGAGGGATAAAAATTTATAAGTTTTTAGAAAATTTGATAATGGAAAAGTGTGTCGAAAAGAAAGATATCTACGGAGAGAACTAAACTAACTTGTTTTCGAAAAGAATATTACCATCCAAGGTGTTATCGTTTTTGATAACCTCAATTCTCAAGATATCATCCAAAGTTACTTGAATAACATTCAAGTCTGTTCCATAATAATTGTTGTTGATGTAAACATCATACGAATTAATATTATTTGAAGAAATAAAAGTCATGTCAACAGTATAATCAACAAGACCGCTAAGAACTGTATTACCCGAAACAAATAAAAAGTTTTGTCCGAACTCATCAGGATTCTCAGGATATATGTCTCTCTTTTTCCTTTTGATGTCAGATTGAACTTCGAATACTTGAGACACTCTAGCAATTGCTGGTTTAACTTCAAATTCTTCTTCGTCAATCAAATAACCTAACATGGTGAAATCATAACTTTGAACATAATACTTTCTTGAATCCAAATTCATTTGAGACTCATCAGCTACGTTATTTAATATTATCGGAACATATTGACCTTTAATAAAAGTATATGCTTGTCTTGATGAAAACTTCTGCATAACAATTTTATTGAGTTGGTTCAACTCTCTCATTCTATTACAGATAAACTTAAGACTATAATTAATATCAACAGGAACGGGTTGTGGTATTGTGTATATGTCCATACCTTGTTCATTACCATTCCAAGTTGGAACTGATGCGTAATAAAATTGTTTCCTATTAGGAATTGTATATTGTAATGCAGGATTGGTTCCGTATTTAACGTCAGGGCTTCTTACAACTGTGATAAAAGGTGGTGAAGGGTTAAAATCCAAATCAACGAATAATGCAGTTTCAACATACTGAGCCCAGTTTTGGGTTGTTATGATAGTATCAACCATAGGAACAACTTTACCTGCTGTCACAACCTCTAAATCAGTTTTAACAAAATCTAACATACCTCTATCCAAATCAGCATGTAATACAGATTTAGGAAGATAAGTCCCATCCTTATTAATAAATTCCAACAACTGTTCTCTTCTTGCAGACAATGTCTTCTGAGGAACTAATGGTAATGTTGGTTTGACTTGTTTAGGTAAAGGCATTCTTTAATTATTTTGTCATTAATCCAACTTGTTTTAACGCACCCCAATGAGATGACGAGTTAGATGAACTAGCACCACTTACAACACCAGCACCTCTACCTCCTGACTTTCCCACAAAGACGTTTGACGAAGGAACCCCATTACTTACAGCCGCTCTAACGTTGTTTTTAGTAACTGGTCCTAGTGCATATGGTTCAATTATAAAAAGTTTATTTTTGTTCACATATGGACTTACCGCCAACTCATTTGCTTTTTTACAACCAGCACTAAATAAGTAGACAGGAATCTTTGGATTCTTTTCCAAGAAGTCTTCAATATCTCGTGTTGAAGTGCTATATCTGAAACCTTTTATTTTCTTATCACTTCCCAATCCTGAATTTAATAATTTTACTTGTGAATCAATATCCAAATCTCCGTCTCTATAATCTAACCCACCAACCAATACTGCATCAAATGAACCAGTTGACTTGACAGGAGATTTATCAGGGGATTTAACATCAGTCTTATTTTTCAAACTTAATTCTTTACCGAATTCTTTTTGATAAGCCTTTCTTGTCAACGGACCTGCTTTACCATCAACTCCGTCATTCTTTGGACCAAAGTTACCTAAGTCATATTTCTTAACAAGAATTTTTTGAATCTTCTCAACTTCAGGGTCGTATTCAATCTCATTGATTAAAAACTTGAGTTGGTTTTCAGAAATTAAGTATTCCATTCTATTAATTATTAAATTATATATATTTTATTATATCCCTCTAAATTCATTTTCACTAACATATGTCGCCACAATTGTTCTATAGAACGGCTTATATCCACCATACGTATGTTTATTATCAGACCTAACATACCCATCATCACTCACAACATAATATCTGACCCTATCCTCACTCTCATAGTAACCAAAGTAATCCCCTTGGAATATTTCAACTTGCAAATCTTCCAAAGTCTTTTGATAAATTGAGAATTTCATGTTACCAGGTTCTTGTAATTCAAGTTTAGAATTACCGTAATTTTTACCCGTAGGAGCCATAACCTGAACATAACCTTTGAGTTCAACAGGTGCTAAGAATTGAATTCCATCTTCCAAAACCTCACCATAAACATCATCAGTTTTGGTTTTATATCTATCAATACGATAAAGTATAACGGTAAAGTTCATGTCACCAATTAACCACTCTTCACCCATACCGATATCCAAGGCATAATCTTCTCTACCAAAGAACTTACCTAATCTTGTTATAGGGACTAAATTTTCCATATTGATAAATACTTTATTGTTGTTTATATTTACACCAAATGGAAATAAGACCACCTACAAAAATAATTTTAAAGAAAAGTCCAATTCACGGTTTGGGTGTTTTTTCAAGTCAAAGAATATCTAAAGGTGAAATAATAGAAGAGTGCCCATTCTTAGCATTCCCACAAAACAAAAACGAACAAGTTCCCGCTTTTTCAAACTATACTTTTTGTTTTCCAAGGGGTGAAAGGTGGACAACTCACGCATTAGTTACGGGTTATGGTTCTTACTATAATCATTCAGAGAACGCTAATGTTAATTGGTATACAGAAAACGAATTAGGTCTTTTTGTATTCAAAGCGCTGAGAGACATCAAAGAAGGTGAAGAACTTTTTATAAACTACGCCAATGGTATCGTTTTTTGATGAGTGATAATACCATATCGATGGAATCTAAAGCACTTTCTATTTTGGAAACGTATAATGGTGCAAACAATTATATTCTTGAATTAAAAAGAAAATCGGAAATAAATCGTAAGTTTTACCCAACAAGAAGTCAGGCTGAATACATCATTAACAATCATGACAAACAACCCAAGGTCGCAAAGAAATGGGTTATCCTCGACGCATACTTCGCACAGAAATTAGCAGACGATAGATTGTTAACTGAAATCCCTGAAAAAGTTTGGGTTGAGAAATTACTTGCAGATAAAGAAAAGGCTTTCCACATTTGGGGTAAGATAAAAGAATCACAAGAGCTTCACGATTTTTGGTTACCAAAAGCAGCAATAATTAAAGACAATACTGTAAAAGATGTTGTTGTGGATTATGAAAAATATTCTAAACGACCTTTATTATCACACCAAAAAGAAGCAATCCAAAAACTTCTCGAAAACAAAAAATTTATTTTAGCTGACGATATGGGTTTAGGTAAAACAACCTCAAGTATCGTCGCAGCACTCGAGTCAGGAGCTAAAAAAATTCTAATCATTTGTCCTGCAACTTTGAAGATAAACTGGAAAAGAGAAATTGAAAATTATTCTGAAAGGTCAATCTTCATTGCTGAAGGAAAACAATTTTCAACAGAGCACGACTTTGTTATTATAAACTACGACATTATAAAAAATTTCCATGACGCTAAGAAAAAAGATGAGTCGCAAATTCTTGGAGCCAATTTTGATTTGGTGGTTATTGATGAAGCACACTATATCAAAAACGCTCAAGCCCAAAGGACAAAACTAATAAACGACTTTGTAAAAAAAGTTGACCGATTGTGGTTACTCACAGGAACACCTATGACATCACGCCCAATTGATTATTATAATCTATTAAGTTTAATAGATTCTCCCGTCGCCAAGAATTGGATGGCTTATGTTATAAGATACTGCCAAGGATACCAATTCAAAGTCGGTTCAAGAAAAGTTTGGAATGTAATGGGTGCATCAAATTTAGAAGAATTAAGAGATAGAACATCAGGTTTGACCTTAAGGAGATTGAAAGAAGACGTGTTGGACTTACCTGATAAAATTATAACACCAATCTATCTGAGACTAAAATCAAAAGAATACGAGGAGGTTATGGGGGAATACTATAATTGGTATGAAAAAAATCCTGAAGAATCTAAATCTTTGACGGTCCAATTTACAAAACTTACAAAAGTAAGACAGATAATTGCCAATGAAAAAATTACACAAACAATTGAATTAGCCGAGAACATTTTAGAACAAGATAAGAAGGTTATTATCTTTTGTAATTTTACGGAATCATTAAATAAAATTGTAGAACACTTTGGAAAATCTGCAGTTAAGGTTGACGGTTCCATGTCAAAAGCTGAAAGACAACATAGTGTTGATGAGTTTCAAGATAACCCCAAAGTAAAAGTTTTTGTTGGAAACATTAAGGCAGCTGGTGTTGGTTTAACATTAACCTCCGCTGAAGCTGTAATTATGAATGACCTATCATTCTTACCATCCGACCACTCACAAGCCGAGGACAGAGCCTACAGATATGGTCAAAAAAATAACGTTCTCGTTTATTATCCTATTTTTGAAAATACAATCGAAGGAATTATCTACGATATCCTCAACGCAAAAAAACAAGTTATCTCAACTGTAATGGGTGATAACGTAAATTCAGCTGATTATGCTGAAGAAATTTTAAGAAGAATCAACGAGTTAAGACATTAAACGCACTTACAGATTATTTATTAAGAAATAGATAATCAAATATCATGAAAAAAATTGAAGAAGAAATTCAACTGTTAGAAAAACAAATACAAGAAAACCATATACAAGAAGAAAAAAAACAGTTGATTAACGAAATGAAAAAAATCGGAATAGAGAAACTACCTTATTCCTACTCAGCCCTCAAACAATTTATCGATGCAGAAACAATGGACTTCCATTATAACAAACATTATAAAGGGTATGTAGATAAATTAAACGCAGCGTTATCAAAGAAAAAATACGGTGATTTGGAATTAGAACAAATCATTAAAACTATTAGCCGTTTTGATAAATCAGTTAGAAACAATGCGGGTGGAGCATTCAACCACGCTTTGTTTTGGAACATGTTAACACCTAACCCAAAAAAGTTGACAGGTGAACTTTATAAAAAAATTAACAAAGAGTTTGGTTCTTTTACAACTTTCAAAAAGAAGTTTGAAACTGTAGCCAAGGATAGATTTGGTTCTGGTTGGGTTTGGTTGGTTCTGACTGCAAAAAACGGTCTGAAGATTATGTCAACACCAAATCAAGATAATCCATTAATGAATGTTATAGAAGGTGGTGGATTTCCACTTTTAGGTTTGGACCTATGGGAACACGCATATTATCTGAAATATAGAAACAAAAGAGATGAATACATTTCGAATTTTTGGAAAGTAGTTAATTGGGACTTTATATCAAAGTTGTATGAAATGAAAACAGAAACAAAACTTTTAGAATCAGAAGGATTCTCAAAAATTATTTCTGAATCAGAGGAACCTAAATTCTGTTCTCCAAAAGAAGTTGCCTTCTACAATGAATTAATTAACAACAAAAAAATCAAAGATGTTTATCAGACTGGTATAACACACATCTTAAAAAAAGTTTTTAGTCAATTTTGGGTTGACGCTACTTCAAAAGAAATGTCAGGATTCTACGGAATCGAAACAAAAGATGGTAGGTCAATGTTAAATAACCTCAATACAAACTTCAACGCATTTTGTCTTATTGTTAAAGCAGTAAACAACCAAATAGAATCTTTAGGACAATTAGATAAGATGTTCGATTTTTCGAATCCTGAAAATAGAAACCTCAATGAAGTGAAAAGATTCTTAAGAGCGTTAGATTATTTCAGAAACGACATCTTTACCAAAACAAACAAAGATTTTATTAATATTATCAAAGTCCTAATGGTTCTTTGGAAGAGAGGTCAAAAAAGTGAATCAAGTGCAACAAAGAAAATGGAATTGTATTTCGGTAAAGACGCAAAAATAATTCAAGTCGGAGGTCATGGACAGAAAAAAGATGCATTCAAAGGAATTGATTTAATTGTTAATTTAGATGGTAAAGAATATACTGCACAGGTAAAACCATATTCTAGCATGTCTTTGATAAAAGATAAGGTAGAATTATTAGATACTGGTAATGTGAAGAAATATGATACTGATTGGTTAATCTTTGTAAATCAAAAGACTAACAAGATACTTATATTCAAAAACAACCCACTGACTGATGAGAATCAATATTCATTTAATTTAGATTCTTTGATACACGAAATAGAATAAACTAAGATATATTTATAAGATATGGCAGTAATTCCAGAACCAGAAAGGTCCAAAATATATACGAGAATTAAACACCTCTTAGGTGCTCCTCTCAGAAGCGTTGAGCTCGAAGATGAACAAATGGATTCATTAATGGAACTTGCCATTGGTGACTACGAAGAATACATTCTTCAATGGTTAATCGATAGCCAATGGGTTAACTTGGTGAATTTAAATATGACTGAAAAATCTGTTGCAAGAGCACTTGTAACAAGAACAATGGATTTCGAACAACAGTTCGCATACTCATATTCAAAAATTGTTGGACTACAGACAGTAGGTCCGTGGGTTCTTAAGCAAGATTATTTCATCTTAAGTGCTAATACTCAAAACTACGAAATCCCTGCAGGTCGTGAGGTTAATGAATTATTATGGTTCAGTAATCAACCATGGACAGCATTTGGTTTAGGTGGTGTTGGTGGATTCGGATTTGGTGGTATAGGTTTAGGTGCCAGCGAAGCAGGTTATGCTCAAATGGGTTATCAGGGTTCTTACTTTATGATGTCAGGATTTGATTACCTTATAAGAATGCAAGAATCCAATATTCTTAATAGAATCCTTGGAGGTTCTTTAACATACAGAATTACAGGATTACCTGATGGTAAAAGAAATGTATTCCTTTATAATACTCCTGGTGGAAGATTCAATTGGAATAACTATAGTTTATATGCCGGTAAAGCCGTTTGGTATTGGTATTATGATGTTGGAACCGACGACAGAGCAGATTGTTTAAAGGCAAACCCTGATATTATAAAATTACCAACCGACGTTCCTATTGAAGATTTAACTTGGGAAGATTTAAACACTCCTGGTCAACAATGGGTTAGAAGATGGTTCACCGCATACTGTAAAGAAACACTTGCAAGGGTGAGAGGAAAATATTCCGGTAATCTTAAAACTCCTGATTCAGAAATAATAATGGATTATCAAAGTTTGTTAACTGAATCCAAAGACGAAAAATCAAAACTTCTCGAAGAGTTGATTGGGGCTGAAGGATGGTTGACAAGATTGAGACCTGAAAAAGTAATGGAAAGAGAGGCATTGATTGCCGAAAACTTAAATAAACAAATGAAGTTCAGGGCAATGCCAAGACAAATCTACGTAATATAATGGCAATAATTAAAACTATACCTTCTCAAAGAATTATTAACGGAATAACAATTAAGACCTCCGAAATATCAACTGTTTCTGAAAGCGAATATGTTACCAATGGTGAGGCATGTATCGTAGTAAGAGGCATTGATGAATCGTCTATCACATTAGATTCGAGAACGACAGACCATGTTGTTGTTAAGGCTATGACAAGAACTCTCGTAAAACCCGACATCGGAAGAATTGACGAGGATTACGATGAGATTCTTTTAGATAGATATGCTTGTGTCGAGTTCAGGTTTGTTGTTAACAATTGGTATATACTTTCATCAGACGGTCTCAAGAATTCCTAATTTTTTTTTCCAATCTTCTTCGGCTAAGTCATACATGTAATCGGGTTTAAGACCACGTCTTTCCCAATAATTTAATTCTTGTTCTGTTATATCCAACACGTCTTTTTGTAAATCATCTTGGTCACCCTCACCTAATGGATGTCCATTAATCAACTCACACTGTGCTGTTGTAAATATTCCTCTTTGTTCTGGGTCAGAAACAATTAAACCATTTCTAACTTCATCTTGGAATACAACCATCAAAGGTTCGATTCTTTTGTTGAATGTTGCAATTGCTCTCGGAACATTATAATCTCCAGTAAGTTCGGGGTCTTTATCTAAAATGTCTTTATCCAACATATAACAATTTACCATAACACCATCAGTAATAGGTTTTGCTTTGGGGTTGTTAAACTGATTAAGTGCGTTGGTATCTTTGATTTGTTTGACTGTCATTTTCTGAACATCACCTTGAGATGCCTTTGTTCCATTATTAACATACATTATCACATCACCAAGATTCACACCTAAGTTTTCTTGGATTGCCAACTCCATGTGAGCCATACGAGACATACTATTACCAGCCTTTGTCTTTTGAGTTAATCTCTTCTTATATTCCTCAAGCGTCAACTTTACTTTAGCTCTTTGGGCAATCTTACTCAATGGAACTTTCTTATCAAATATCTTTTGTAAATATTCATAATAATACTCAACAAATGATTTACCATCACCCTCTAATAACATTTTGATACCCTTATCCAAAAACTCCTCAATATACAATGGAAGTTTCTTTGATTTGATTGAGTTACCCGTCAACTTAATTTTTCCCTTTGCATCCATAACCGCATAGTTCTTACGAGCCAAGTTAATACATGACGGCCATACACCATCGGTATCAAGTGCCATCTCACCCCTCATGAATATATCATTGTATTCTGCCACGTCAGCTTCAGGTCCATAATACTCTTTACCTAATTTAACTTTCCAATTCAAACCACGACCAACATAAACCCTATCTTTCGCATCGTCAGGAGTTGAGAAGTTCACACCATCCGTATCCATTACAAGAGGAACATAACCTTTGGTCATAAAGAACTTAATCATCTGACGGAGATATTGTCTACCTGTGCAAGTAATTTGTTCTCCCATATACATGTCACCCCAAGCATAAACCTGAGGAGCAGATAACGCACCGAACATCGAGTTGATAAAGATTTTAATCGGTAATTGTTTGTTACCATATGATTCAGACTTCTTACGGTCGATAGTATAATATTCTTCAGCAAGTTGTTTGTATTTGATACGAGTATCACGGAAATACTTTAACATCCCTTTCATTGCGCCTGTTACATCACAGTCAGGAAAAACATCGTGCACAAGCTGAATAGAGGGGTATAGAGACGAGAAGTCGAGCTTAAGGACGTTCTTACTATAACCAACCTTAAGTAGTCGAGAAAGACCTCCTACGAAGTCTGTCTTCGATTGTTTGGCAGGAATAGCCAACTTATGTTTATAAGACCAAGCCAACATTAACATTTTCCATAATGTTGCAGTTCCCATTGTCGATACTCTTTCATAAGTTGTCGGAATCATTGCGGCAAGAAGGAATGAACCTTGGTTGAATTCTTTATCAACCTTAAGAGTTTCATCCAAGTCATCGTCAAGATATCTTTCAACAAGATTATCCCCAGTAGTTTTTATGTATACCCCAGGAAACTTAACATCCAAATCTTGGTATTCAGTTGCCTTCTTATACTTACCATTCTGAACATTCAACCAATACTCCTCTTTATTCCTATACATCTTACCAATGTTCTCATGGTCGATATACACACGGTCAGGTTCTTCAGCGTTGATGAACTTTGTAATGTATTTCAAACCCGCACCTTTAATACTAGAGTTGATTGCCTGAGCTCTACGAACAGCATGAATAATATCAATTACATTGTAACCCCAAATTGAAGTCTGAACATACTCTTCCACCTCATTGGCAAGTTTTAACATACTGTCTTTTCTTGTGAATGAATGTTGGGGGTGTAATGAACGACAAATCTTCTTTGGGTCAACTCCTAATATTTTACATCTTTCGAATATCCAATGCCAGTCGAAGTTTGCTGAATTGTATCCACCAATAATGCTCGGTTTGATTTCATCAATCACTCGGAAGAACTCGATGATTGCAGTCTTCTCTTGAGACTCGTCAAGACACTCAATCACTCGATGGTATCCTTTATTGGTTTTGATTCCAATCATGAAAATACGACCATCTTTAGGGTCAAGGGCATCGGTCTCCAAGTCAAATACAAGTCGGGTAACTTGTTCGTAGTCTTCAAACCCTTTAAATAATCTTTTTTCTTTTGAAATTAAGTATTGTTCTACAGGAGGTAGAATCATTATTTTGTCCTTTGATTTCTCACCCCAAGGGTCACAACCACCATCTCTAAAAAATTGAATTAACTCACGATATCCCTTTAAAGACTTAACCATATAAGTTAATCCCTGCTCAAGTCTTTCATTATCTTGTGTCTCAAGTTTGTCAATCATGATTCCGTATTTGGTCATCGCTTCTTTCTGAGCACCTTTGGAATCATTATAAAACTTTAATCCGCGTAAATCACCAACCCACGCAAATGGAATGAACGTATCCTTACGGATTTCTTTTCCTTTACCAGGAATCTCTTTAATTTTGTAAATTGAATTGGATGCGTAGTCGAACTCTATTGCGACTATAAATTCTTCAGGGTCGTTACCATGTAGGAACGATTCTATCTCTTCGTTAGATATCATAATATATTTTTTAGAGTGGTCTATTAGCTTTCACAATATGTGAAATTTACCTTCCCTAATAAATATAAAAAATGTTGGTGATTAATCAAATTAACAACAAGCCGTTTCAGAAATAAAGCTGTCTTGAACGTTGATATAAAGTTCTTCTCTGATTGGTAAAATAAGACTTCCTTCATCGTTTTTGATTAAGAATTGTCCTTGGTATCTACCAGGTGTGTTTGTATCTCTTGATGAGAATTTGAAATAAATGTAGTATTCGGTTGGAGCTCCGTCCTCGGCCATTATCAATGCAACAATCTCAGCTGGTGCAGATACAATCTTAGGAATACCAGTCTCAACATCAATCATCGAAAAGAAAATTGTTGAAACTTCTAAGTCTTCCATTAACTGCAGATAACCCGCTCTACCATCTTTTACAACCTGCATTTTTAATACAGGGAGTGTTGCGTTTTTCTTGATATAAAATTCCATAACAATAAATATATTGTTATGACTCTTTGCGTATACTTCTGTCGTAATGTTCGAATCTATCGTGTTCTGTTGGAGTCATTAACAATAAACCTGAATATAATTTTCCTTGTTTTGTTAACTGATACATATGACTCATCCATGTTTGTTCGTAAGGATGTGCCCATGTTGTATCCAAAAACATTGTTTGATTTCCTGTTCTTGAAACCACTTGTGGCCAATTACAATAATAAACTTCACCCTTAGTATAAGGGATTCCTTTATGTGAGTGAACCGATTTGAATAAAGTTCTTGGTGCATTTGGGTCTAATCCTACTTGAGGTAGTCTAGGTTTTTCTGGCCAATATTCAACTCTTAAATGTTGTGGAACATTATACCAAGACCATTGTGTTCCATTGTCACCAAAAAATTCTGAATAGTTTAGTTTCAAGAAATCAAAATTTTCCTTCTTAATAATTTCTAAAGTTTTGGAATATAAGTTTGGAACAAATCTATTGAATCCGTTTCTACAAACCCCATCCTTCGGATGGAAAAACATATCGTCTTCAAAAAATAAATAATAATCTAAATCAGTTTGGTCAAAATGTTCTGCAATCCATTGTCTTCCACCACAGATACCTAAATTATCTTTTTTAATATGTTCGAAACCAAACTCATTACAAATTGCCAAATATTCTTCGGTAGTTGATAGGTCAGTTGAATTATCCAACAAAAACTTTTTAGTTTTCAAAATATAATCTTGGTCGTAAGATAACATTGAATCTATTAAAGTCTTAAATTGTTTCGGACTATTGAATCCAATTACATACAATCCAACTTTATTTGTATCTAAATTTGATACCCCTCTTGTTGGATTTTCAGACTTAACAACTAACGTTTCATTCTTAAGGTCTTCAAAAAATTTACTTATAAGTCCATTACCCTCTATTTCAAAATAATTAATTAAATCTGAATGTTTATAACACATGATTGAAAAGATTGATTCTTCAGTTCCCATGTATCCCTCATTTAGAGTGGAACTTAATAACCCATAATAGATAGAATTGATGTCTGTTATGGTGTGTTTAGGTCCTCCAAAAAACCCACCTCTAGCAACTTTGTTTACTTTGTCTCCAGCAATCTCATTTAAAACAGGAGAATTGAATCCATGAATTTCACTTGTTGCTTCATATGGAAAACAAATGAATGAAAATTTTGAAATAAATTTAGGTAACTTATCCAATACTTTATCGTGTGTAAAATAACCTGGATGAACTGTGTTTGCAATACCACCATCAATCCAAAACAAGTATTCTGAATTGAACTGGTCCATAATTTTAGCATCATGTAGTAGGAATACCTTAGACATAACCAAAGGGTTATAATATTCAAGTCTTGCTTGAGTTGAATCTTTCAACCACCCAACTTGATTTGACCATTCAGGATTTGTTCTAATGTTTTGAATTTTGTCAAAGAAGTCATTCTTAAACCAAGAAACATCTCTAACTATAAATTGAGTGTTCTCAGACGTTCTTTTTCTAAAAACAAGTTCTCTTAAACTTTCATCACCGAAAACAATCATGTTTTCTTCAACTTCTAATAGTCTTTCGAATCTATCTAAATAATGTTGATAAGGTCTTGACCATCCCTCAGACAGTTCACCTCTACCAATATCCCAAATACCTGTTACTAAAGTTACTCCGTTCATATCTTATTTTTTAACTCTACAAGTCCAAACGACACTTTCGAACTCCTCTTTATTATAAATTTCCAAATCATTTCTTTCCGAAGACTCTTTAATATCTGAATCTTTGATTTCATGCCAATTCCAAATTTTTCCGAAAATTTGTTCTTTAAATATTTCAGAATTTTCTGCATAATCGTGCGCTAAGATAAAATCACCGTTTTTTAGATAATTTGATAGGAGATTGAACTCTCTAATTTTATCACCACCATCACATAAAACTACAGTGGTTCCCTCTGATTTTATAAAATCAATAACTTCGTTTTCAACGACAGTATAATTTTCTAAAAAAACATTTTTTATTCTCACATCAATACCCATATCACTTAAATCTTTATACCATGATTTATAATGAATATCATATGTTAGAATGTCACAAGGAATATTCATTCTATCACAAGCGTATTTTAAAAAACAGGTAAAACCACCTAAAGAAGTTCCTATCTCTAAAATTCTTTTTGGTTTCACATCCCTAATAAAGTTGTGAAACACTTCGAATGCGTTGAAATTTTGTTGAGCACCCCAACCTTTGTATGTGGATATACTATCGTTATGCTCTAAGCTACATTTTTTGGTTATATTATTTTCGTAATTCATTTTATAAATTTATAATTAATTTTAATAAATTGTATTTTTCAAAATACTTTTTCTTAATTTTCCTAATGGAATCTATATTTTCAGAATATATTTCTTCTGCATTATTGTTCACGTATTCTAACAAATTTTTTATTTGTGTTAAATTGTTAATATCTTCAATTAAAAGATACCCTCCTTCAGGATATATTTCTTTAATATTTTTACATCCATAATAAATTGGGATAGTGTCCGTTAACACACTATCGTAAAATTTTTCAGTAATCCAATTTTTGTGAAAGTCATTTTCAATTGCAATATTGAATCTATAATCAATAAGAGCGTCTTGTCGTTTAGGACTAAGAGATGTTCCACCATATCCGTCAATAAAAGGTAAGGTTTCGATTAATTTAAAAATTTCAAATCTTTGGGGGTATAAACAAGTTGCCCCATTGTTGGTGTTGAGTTTAGTAATTGATGATGAAATATTTTTAGATTTTACAAATTGTTTTTCACCTACATTTTCATAGGACCAAAAATCCAAAGAATCAATCCAAGGACCTCTCCCACCGTAAAAGGTGTGAGCAGTTGTTTCTATACATTCACCAGTATATAACTCTTTCGAGAAACCTAAAACTTTAACCCCATTCGGTAAAACTTTCTGGTGAGTGCCAATCCAACTTGGTTCGTGAGGTAGAACATAAGATTCACATCCATCCTTAACGTCTTCAGAAACGTAATTGAAGAAAATTATCATATCATACGAATCATCATAAACAAATTCAATACCACTCAAATCTATGTCTGGCGTAAGAAATTGTTTTAATAATCTATACGTTATATTTTCAGATTTATCCCAATGGGCGGACAATTTAATTTTTTTCATAAATAATCTTTTCTGTAACACCATTCTCAATATTGTGGTTGAGATTGTTTGATTCTAAAAGTTCTTTAATGTAATCACCGTTTGTTTTTATAAACTCTTCTAAGTTGTCTTTATGGACACAAACGTGGTCCGATGGGTAAAAATAATCTAAAAAGTAGATGTAATATCCAAAATTTCTAAGTATTTCAAATAATTCTGCAACACCATAATTGAAACGTCTTAATTGATGGTCTTCCATCTCTATTATTATAGTTGGTTTACTCAAACTAATTGTATTTTGAGCACCACTCAGAACAAATTTTTCATACCCCTGAACGTCAATTTTTATAAAATCTAACTTCGGTATCTCAAGAGAATCTAAAGTTTTGACTTCGACTTGTTCACCCCCAACACCTAAACTTAAATCACCCATATGTATACTTGGATTGTTGTAATCAATTGGAGACATTTCCTTAGTCTCATTCTTGTCTCCAACACCACAGTTAAACAACTTAACATTTGTAATATTGTTTTGTTCTATACTCATTTTTTGAACATCATGAATATATTTTTGAGGCTCGAAACTATAAACACTTTCACAGTAAGGAGAACATTTAATTGAGTGCCACCCATAGTTACTACCAACGTCAACAAAAACAGAATTATTTTTTAAATTCCTTTTAAGGAAATCAACAATATGAGGTTCCCAACTTTTACTGTTGTGAATACTAACACCACTCCAATCGTTTGGAAGTGTATTTATGATAAAATTATCAGTTTTTGTTTTTAAAGTTTCCATAATTAACTATTTTTTATTTCCGTTGAAAAAGAACCCGAAATGATTTTGTAAATCACCGTAATTTAAATCATATAAATTATCATATCCTGCATATTTTGCACTTATACCCATTTCAAACCCATCTCCCCAACTACCATTCCCACCGTTTTGACTTTGCATTATACCATTTAACTCAGACCATTTATTTGCAAAAATTTCTAACTTTTCTTTATTATATTTAAAAATTAAAAAGTGTTCGCTTGGGAGACAAGAATCCATAATCGGGTCATTTAGGTCCCAACTTAAAACATTGTATGAAAGAATTTTATGAGAAAATAAAGCACTTCCAGTTTCAATATGTTGTTTAACCTCATTTTTTAAAATACAATTAAGTCTTGTAGCGACAAAATCATATGACCCCATCAATTCATTTAATCTGAATTCGGAAAAATCATTCCAAAAATTACTTTTGATATCACCATCTACATAAAAGATTACATCATAATCATTAGGTAAATCTTTGAATGCCAAATATTTTAAATTGTAATTAAATTCACCTCCGTTTTTATATGTGAACATAGAGTTTTCAGGAACATTATTCCTAACACTAAAACGAGGATTATTTATTTCATCAAAATATTCAACATTATTTGTGGTTAAAAGAATATCGTGAGAAGAATTAGATAATATTTCATTAACCAAATTTTTAGAAGCATTTAAATAAAAATCATTTCCTGTCGAAATTGATAAAAATGTAAATAATATTTTCATGATAATAGAATTCTATTGAATTTCTCCATTATTATTTCTGGACTAAATTGTTTATATGGGGTATCATAATCTTCGTATTTGATATAAATTTGAAGGTTTTCAAAAATATCTAACACGTCTTCATAACCTTTGTAAATTATTGCTCTTTCGTTTAAAATTTCTAAATGATTATTTTCACCTGATAATCCATATGTTATTATGGGTTTATTTGATAAAGCGAACTCTGAAACCGCGAGTCCGAAAGTTTCTCCACCACTTCGTGCGTGAATCATTGCGTTACACGCATTAACAAATGCAGATTTTTCTTTTAAGTCGTAATTACCCGGAAAAAATTTAACTTGTGGGTGGTCAACAAAAGATGTGAAATTCATAAAGATAAAATAAATATCATCACGTTTTTTTACAACATCTCTAATAGCGTTTTTTACAGATTCTATATTGAATTCGGTTGAACCACCGTATCCGCCGAAAACAATTGCGTCTTGAGGTATATTCTGTTTTTCACGAAAATTATATTCTGAGTCAGGTAATTTCTCACATATGTGTGGTAATGAATGCGTCTCAGGATTATATCCTTGGTCTTTAGCCAACCAATCCGATACATAAAAATATTTGTGTCCGTGAGGGTCATTAAACCTAAAAACAGCATGCACCAAAGTCGGTATTTTGGTTAAACAATAACCATCATTTGAACCCATCTTAATTAAATACAAAAAATCAAAATTATTCTCCAAAAGGTAGTTTTCATAATTCCACCAATCTAAAATTACAACTTCAAATCGATTTTTAAATTTTTCATATGCACTCATATCTCTATTTGGAAAAGTGAATATGACGCTTTTATTACCTAGTATTTCTTCATTGTATTTTGCATACTGAAATAATGCCACCTCAGTGCCTCTTATACTTAACTGATTCGTATGAAATGCAATTTTTTTTGAACTCATATTATTTTAGAAAAAATTTAGCTTACGTGAGCATGGGTTAATTGACCTGTAATTCTATCACACCATCCTTTTGACTCTGAGTGTGGCCATACAACCCAATATGTTGGTGTTTCTGATGTTTGGAATTCTCTCCACACTTTACAATACTTATCGGGGTCATTCATCATTCTACTGATTTCCGCTTTATCAGCATCTTTTCTAAATAAAGTTTTATCCTCTTTATTATGAAATGC